AGGCGGTTCGCGCTACACCGAGATTATTCAATCTCATTTCGGCGTCACATCACCCGACGCCAGACTGCAACGCCCCGAGTACCTGGGTGGCGGCTCATCACCCGTTAACGTCTCGCCAATACCCCAGACCTCATCTACTGACGTCACTTCACCCCAGGGCAATCTCGCCGCTTTCGGCGTTGCCAATCTTAACCGTCACGGCTTCACCAAATCCTTCACCGAACATTGCATTATTCTTGGTTTGATTTCGGCTCGTGCCGATCTCAATTACCAGCAGGGTCTCGCCCGCATGTTCTCTCGTTCCACGCGCTGGGACTTTTTCTGGCCCGCGCTCGCAATGATCGGGGAACAAAGTATCTTGAATAAAGAACTGTATGCTCAAGGCTCGGCCGATGCCGTTGCCGATGCTGCCGTGTTCGGTTATCAGGAACGTTTCGCCGAGTACCGTTACAAGCCATCTGTCGTTACCGGCCAGTTCCGTTCCAATTTCGCAACTCCCCTCGATACCTGGCATCTTGCCCAGGATTTCTCAGCTCTGCCTCTGCTCAATGCATCATTCATTGTTGAGGATCCTCCAATCGACCGCGTGATCGCGGTCCCCTCCGAGCCTCATTTCCTTTTCGATAGCCACTTCGATTTCAAGTGCGCCAGGCCAATGCCGATGCGCGGTATTCCCGGCCTTATCGATCACTTTTAGGAGCAGCTCATGGCCTTCCCCTGGATGGCAGCTGCGACCGCTGGCTCTGCCTTGCTCGGCTTCTTTGGTTCTAGATCTGGCGGCCAAGCCCAGAACCGAACCAATATTGAAATTGCTCAACGGCAAATGGACTTCCAAGAGCGGATGTCGAATACCGAATATCAGCGTTCCATGGCCGACATGCGAAAGGCCGGACTTAATCCGATCCTTGCTTATCAAAAGGGCGGTGCATCGACACCAGGTGGTGCCGGTATTCCGGCGACCAACGTTATGGGTGGCGCTACTTCATCCGCCCGTGAGGCCGCTTCTGCGTTTGCACAAATCGCTAACATCAAGGCCGACAGCAAGCTTAAATCTTCGCAAACTAAACTCACCACAATCAAGCAAAAGCTTGAACTCACAAATTCCGCTTACCGCGCCGAGCAGCTGCTCCGTCTTAAAAAATACGGTGACAGCATTCTCGGGCGTCAACTCGATACCATCGAACAGATGGGCAAGCGTGCCTATCGTGGATTTACTAAAAAATCTAAACCATCATCGATGCCGAGCACTTCTTCTAAACCTCTCCGCGTCGGTCCAATCTATGCTTCACCCTCAAGATAAAGGTCTTCTTATGCCCCCAAATCCAATCTTCCAGTTGCCATATCTCTCACATCCGCGTGTACATCCAGCCATCGGCGAAAAGTCACGCACGAAACAGTCCTTCCAGGCTGAATGCAACATCAATAACATCATGCGAAAGCATGAAAAGACCGGTCTTCTCGATCATGTCGCCGCTCATGTCGGCGGCTATGGCGACTTCATCACATCCGACGACTACCACTCTGCTCAAAATCGTATCTTGGAGGCGCAAGCCTCCTTCAATTCCCTGCCGGCCAATCTCCGTGCAGACTTCAACAACTCACCTGCTGAATTTCTATCCTTCGCCCAAGACCCTGCCAATTTCGATGAAATGGTCTCACTTGGTCTTGCCGAAGCGCTTCCAATTACTGCGGCCGACCAGGCGGCCGCGGAAGCCGCTCTGGCCGCCTCAGGCGGCCCAACAATCGATCCGGCACCTGATCCGGTCGTTAGCGAACCACCGGCCTCCTAGGCCTCTGTGAGCGCTCCAGGACAGTTTCCTACTTGATGTAACTGTCCTGAGTGACACCAACTTGGGTAACTTAACCTATAGGATATAGATCCATATGCCCTATCGTAGATCCCGTTCAACGCGCACCCGCCGTCCTTCGTCTCGGCGGCGTTCCCGTACCAGGACCCCTTCCTATCGCAATACCCGCAAGCGCACGGCAAGCTCCGGCGTCCGCCGAGGCCCGATGCGCGGCGGCATACGTCTCTAAGTATTTCCATTGCCTTGCTTTCACCCGTTGAAAGCTTATCGGTCTCGGGAAGTAAACAAAAACGGCAAGCGCCCTGTCGTCTTTAATTCTTCTCGTGGTTACATTGATCTCCCGGTGTCACTCCCTTGCGGTCAATGTATTGGGTGTCGTCTCGAACGCTCCCGCCAGTGGGCTATTCGATGCGTGCATGAAGCGTCCCTTTGGGACGATAATGCATTCATCACCCTCACCTTCAACGACGCCAATCTTCCCGCTGACGGTTCTCTTAACGTCCGTCATTATCAATTATTTATGAAGCGACTACGAAAACAATTTGGTTCTAATATTCGCTTCTTCCATTGCGGTGAGTATGGCGAAAAGTTCCGTCGACCGCATTATCATGCCTGTCTTTTCAATCACGACTTCCACGATAAAACACTCTGGAAAGTTCAGAACGATCAGCGTCTCTTTATTTCAGCTGATCTCGAAAAGCTTTGGCCTTATGGCTTCTCCACCACCGGAGTCGTCACCTTCCAATCGGCTGCGTATGTCGCCCGATATATTATGAAGAAAGTTACCGGCGATCTCGCCGAGGAACATTACCAACGTGTCGATCCCGAAACGGGTGAGATTACCCAGCTCCGTCCCGAATACACCACCATGTCTCGCCGCCCTGGCATCGGCCATGGGTGGCTCAAGAAATTCTATCAGGATATTTATCCCGATGATTTCGTGGTGATTAAAGGGAAAAGAATGAAGCCTCCCAAATATTACGACCGCCTTTACGAGATAGCTTATCCGTCAGATTTCGACGAAATCAGGCGCCGTCGTATCCTTGCCGGCAAACTACATGTTGACGACAACACTCCCGAACGTCTAAATGTGCGAGAGCGCGTAAAGTTCGCGCAAATAGATCAACTTCCTCGCACTATAGATCAGGAACTTTGAATGATACATCAAATCTTCACTGTTTATGACAGTAAAGCAGAAGCATACCTCGCGCCATTTTTCTCCAATGCTAAGGGCGCGGCTCTTCGTTCCTTTGTCGATACTGTTCTCGACAAATCCCATCCGTTCAACAAACATCCCGAGGATTATACTCTTTTTTACCTCGGCGAATTCGATGACCTGAAAGCTAATTTCGATCTTCAAGCAGCTCCAATTTCGCTTGGTTGCGCCATCGAATTCATGAACTCAGAGGAGACTTCCGATGCCGGGTAAATCCCTTCCATCCGTCATGCAAAATCAATTCTCGACCGTTCCACGTGCCGACATTCCCCGTTCCAGCTTCAACCGGTCTCATGGCTACAAGACCACTTTCGACGCCGGTTGGCTGGTTCCCATCTTCATGGACGAGGCTCTTCCCGGCGACACTTTCAACGTCAACATGACGGCCTTTGCCAGACTGGCAACACCCCTTCATCCTTTCATGGATAACATGTATCTCTCGTCATTTTTCTTTGCGGTTCCCATCCGTCTCCTTTGGAACAATTGGAAAAAATTCAATGGCGAGCAAGTCAATCCCGGTGATAGCACCACATTTTTGGTGCCTCAAATGGTTTCAACCCCTGCAACCGGATATCTCGCCGGTTCCATACATGACTACTTCGGTCTTCCAACCGAGGTTCCCGACCTTACTCATTCTTCGCTGTGGCACCGTGCCTACAACCTCATTTACAATGAATGGTTCCGCGATGAAAATTTGCAAAATTCTGTGGTGGTCGATCTCGATGACGGCCCGGATACTGTTGCTGATTACGCTCTTTTGCGTCGTGGCAAGTGTCACGATTATTTCACTTCAGCACTGCCTTGGCCCCAAAAGGGCACTTCCGTCGCATTGCCTCTTGGCACCAGCGCCCCCGTTATTGGGATTGGCGCAAGCTCTCAAATTCCGGACACTCTGACCGATTTAACGGTCTATGAAAGCGACAACACGTCGCGCACCTATTCCCAGATGTGGAATAGCAATTCATCAGCGATGCAACTCGAGGCCGATGCCGAGACTGGTGCTTATCCAACTATCTACGCTGACCTGGCCGACGCAACTGCGGCGACCATCAATCAGCTTCGCCAAGCTTTTCAAATTCAAAAACTCTACGAGCGCGACGCCCGAGGCGGTTCGCGCTACACCGAGATTATTCAATCTCATTTCGGCGTCACATCACCCGACGCCAGACTGCAACGCCCCGAGTACCTGGGTGGCGGCTCATCACCCGTTAACGTCTCGCCAATACCCCAGACCTCATCTACTGACGT